ACCTACCTAAGAGCCTTGACTGGACTTTATATAAATCATAAGTAATTACACCATAGAATTATTACAGTAGATTAGGTGAGACATAAGGGGGGGGGCATGGGTACCCCTCCGGTAGTTCCTTCGTCCTTCACGCTGTCACTGTACATATTTTCTCGTGCGATATGTGTTATTACCCCAAAGGAGTTGAAAATATTGCTAGGACGCGATTATTTGAAGAATAAGTTAGCTATATACAGGAGACGTGCTCTATACAATAACAAAGTATACGACATGAAGGACCATGATAGGGAAATAGGCATTACTATCCCTCCAGAACTACGCAGACAGTACCGAGCTACATCCGGTTGGTGTGCAAAAGCAGTAGATAGCATTTCTGACAGACTGGTATTTCGTGAATTTGTAAATGACACGTTTAATATCAACGATATTTTTAGAATGAATAGTGCAGACATCTTTTTCGATGATGCTATTTTATCTGCACTCGTAAATTCATGTAGTTTTGTTTATATTTCCGAAGGCGATGAAGAAGTACCTCGATTGCAAGTCATTCAAGGTTCGGATGCAACAGGGATCCTTGACCCAATCACTCGATTATTGACAGAAGGTTATGCAGTTCTTTCTCGTGATGATTATGGACAACCTATTGATGAATTACATTTCTTACCTGGCAGAACAGATTATTATAAAAAGGGCGACTTGTTTAGATCCATTCCCACTAATGTGGATTATCCGTTATTGGTCCCGATTATTCATAGGTCAGATTCGAACAGACCTTTTGGACGTTCGAGAATTACACCTTCTGCACTTTATTATCAAAAATACGCAAAACGAACTTTGGAACGTTCTGATATTAATGCAGAATTTTATTCATTCCCACAAAAGTATGTAGTTGGATTATCACAAGATGCCGAACCGATGGATACATGGAAAGCAACTGTTTCTTCAATGCTTCAATTTTCAAAAGACGATGAAGGAGATAGCCCTAGTATTGGTCAGTTCGCTGTTCCTTCTATGTCTCCATTTACTGAACAACTTCGTACTGCAGCTGCAGGATTTGCTGGAGAAACAGGCTTGACAGTAGATGACTTAGGATTTGTTACTGACAATCCATCCAGTGCTGAAGCAATTAAAGCAAGCCATGAAACATTAAGATTACAAGCCGAAAAAGCACAAAGAGATTTTGGTTTAGGCTTCTTGAATGTCGGATTTCTTGCTGCATGTCTGCGTGATGGTATTGCTTATAACCGTAGCCAGTTTTATTTGACAAGTGCTAAATGGGAGCCAGTATTTAAACCAGATGCTTCTACTATTTCGTCAATTGGTGATGGAGCAATCAAAGTGAATCGAGCCGTTCCTAATTATTTTGATAAAGAAAACTTACGTGACATAACCGGAATTGAAGGTGCTAAAAATGGAGACTGATATCGTACCTGATTTACTTGAAAACATAAAAAAAGATTTCAATAAAAATATACGTCAAAGCAGTCGTTTAAAAAAAATTCTTAAAATGATTAAAAATGGAAATGCGAGTTATTCCGATGCGAATGATTATGCGATTGAAATAGGTGAGTTATTAGCAAAGTCTTTCAATCGATTTCTTACTGCGGAAGCTTTACCTGATGGCCGTATGTATTACAATATCGCAGAACGTATTTTAAACGATACGTTGAGTAATAATCACGCATTGATCTCTACAGCAACTTCTGAAATTCAAGAAAAGTTAAATATTAAGTCTGGTTTTCAAATTAAAGGAATCAAACCAACATTAAAGCAAGATAAAATCGATGGCCTTATTAATCGAGTCGCTAGTGAAGAAGCGTTTGAAGAAGTTAAATGGATATTAGATGAACCTATTGTCAATTTTAGTCAAAGCATTGTAGACGATGCAATAAAAGAGAATGCTGAGTTTCATTCTAAATCCGGTTTGTATCCAACTATTACTAGAACGGTTGATGGAGCAAATGCTTGCGAGTGGTGCAAGTCCGCTTCTGGTGTATTTAAATACCCAGATGTTCCTGATGACGTTTATAGAAGGCATGATAGATGTCGGTGCACAGTTGAATATGATCCAAGCGACAGTAAACGACAAAATATATGGACGAAAGAATGGCGATAATTCCTAAAGGCTAGGAAAAGGCTAAAACGAGGAATGAATTATATGGATAAACGAATTGGCTCACAAATGCCGACTAAATCACTTTTTTTACCATATGAGAATACGGTAGCAGATGATGCTGTTGAATCTTATGAGAAATCAGGTCGGGAAGCTTACGAATGGCAAGGGAATTTAGTAAGTCCGATGATGGCTTTAAATGGCGATGGGTTATGGACGCATTTGAAGTTTGGTTTCTCTATTCCTCGACAAAATGGTAAAAATGAAGTTGTGGCCATTCGTGAATTTGAAGGTTTGAAAATAAAAGAAAAAATATTGCACACCGCTCACAGAACCACAACTAGTGCTGCTGCTTTTAATCGTCTTTTAGCCGTTATGGAAGAAAGTGGACTTGAAGAAAAAACAGACTTCAATAAAATTAAAGCCACCGGTCGTGAAAGTATTGAATTAATTGGCGGTGGTCGCATTGATTTCAGAACACGAACTTCATCTGGTGGTTTGGGAGAAAGTTTTGATCTACTCGTTATTGATGAAGCTCAAGAATACACCGCCGACCAAGAATCAGCATTAATGTATACAATAGCAGCTAGTAAGAATCCACAAACCGTTTATTGCGGAACGCCTCCAACACCGATTTCTAGTGGTACGATATTTACAGATCTTAGAAAATCTGTTTTTGAAGGCACCTCAATCGATACAGGTTGGGCCGAATGGAGTGTCGAAGAACAATCGGATATGCGTGATATTGAATTATGGTATCGAACAAATCCAAGTTTAGGGTTACGACTATCTGAAAGAAATATACAGTCAGAAGTTAGAAGCGATGAAATAGATTTTAATATCCAGCGATTAGGATTATGGATTAAATACAATCTTAAATCAGCAATCAGCCAAGAAGAATGGGAAAGATTAAAAGTAGAAAAAGTTCCAAAATTGAAAGGTAAACTGTTTGCCGGTATTAAATACGGTTTCGATGGAACAAACGTATCATTGTCAATTGCTGTTAAAACAGATGATGACAATATCTTTACTGAAGCGATTGATTGTCGTTCAATCCGAAATGGGAATAAATGGATCATTGACTTCCTTAAAAAAGCGGATGTTCAAGAGGTCGTTATCGATGGTGCTAGTGGTCAAAATATCTTAGCAGACGATATGAAGAAAGCAAAGCTTAAAAAACCTATTCTACCTACTGTTAAAGAAGTGATTATTGCGAGTTCCACATTTGAACAAGCATTGTTCCAAAAAACACTGTCACATGCTGGTCAACCTTCTCTTTCTCAAGTTATTACAAATTGCGATAAAAGACCTATAGGAACACAAGGTGGATTTGGTTATAAATCACAAATAGAAGAATCGGACATTTCGTTAATGGAAAGTATGATCCTTGCGAATTGGTCTTGTATGAATAACAAACCTATTAAGAAGCAAAAGATTAAATATTAATTTAGGAGGAATAAGCAATGGTAAATATGAAAGAAAAACAGTTAAAACAGTTGAAACAAATTCAGAGAACTTTTGATAAATTTGTAAAAGCAGTAGAAAACGAAAAGATAGTAATTATAGACGGTAATTATCAAGATGAAATAGTCGTTGATAATGTCGAAAATCCTATGACTAATTCTTTGAACATTAGTATTGATTATATTGAACCTCATATTTAAAGGATTTGATGCACTTTGATTTCTAAACGGAAAACAGTAACCGAAAATTAGAAAGGAAGTGGTCCAATTGCTGAAAGATGCCGTATCTAAATGTTTCTAGGAGGTAATTAAATGGATTTTACAGAAGCTAAACAACATAAAGAACGTGGTATGAGTGTTAAAGATATTTTAGAAAAGGCATTAAAAGAATCTGGAGAAACTGAATCAATTGTAATTGTTCGTAAAATGAATAACAGCGATGTACCAACTAGTTTCAGTTGGGAAAGTTCCCTTGAAGCATTGGGAATGCTAGAAATAGCCAAAGCAGATATCATTAGTTATATGGAAACTTAAAATAAATACTTATTAAGTCACTCATTCATTGGTAGCTATTTTTATTAAAAAAAAGGAGGATGAATTAAATGGATTCACAAGAATTTATTGAAAAATGTAGAGAGTTAGTTGCTGATTATACTAACGCTAAACTGGAACTTAAAGGTTTAAAATTAATTACTCATAATGACGTTTATGTCGTTTGGTCTACCAAGGTGTTGCAGAACAACAAAGCAATGCTGAGTACACCATTTTCAGACGGTATGTATTACGAATTGACTTTTAATGGACATAAGAATGAACTATATTTTGATGCTTATAAGAAAACTGAAAATATTAAATATGATATTTAAAAGTCGCTACTCAAACGAGTAACGGCTATTTTTATACCCTCGACCTGAACATGTCGTTAAACTTTTCAAACCTATCGTGATCGTTGTCACGTTAAAAAACGAAGAGGAGAATGAATGATGGATAGAAAGTTTTTAGAAAGTTTAGGATTAGAAAAAGAGGCTATCGACAAAGTTATGGCTGAGCATGGTAAGACAGTTCAAGCAGCTAAACCTACAGATTACGACGACTTAAAAAGCGCTAAAGCAACTCTTGAGAGTCAAGTTGAACAATTGAATGGCACATTGACTGCTGCGAATGATAAATACACGCAACAAGAATCAACTCTAGGAGATTTACAAAAACAGGTCAAAGGTTATGAAGTAGATACTTTAAAAACTAGAATTGCTAGTCAAGCTGGCTTACCAATTGATTTTGCTAGCAAGTTATCTGGCGAAAATGAAGATGAACTAAAGGCGGATGCCGAAAAGTTTTCTTCGTATTTTAAACCTGCACCATTACCGCTTAAACCAACAGAACCAGAAGGTAAAGGTAAAGATAACGATGAAGATATAAGAGACATCGTAAAAAAACTAAACGGAACGGGAGAATGATATAAATGGCTACAGTACAAAAAATGGATGCATTATTTACACCAGAAAGAATTGCAGGAATGATTAACAAAGTTAAGGGACATAGTTCTTTAGCGCTTTTATCACAACAAGAACCTATGTCTTTTGAAGGAAATGAAAGATTCAGTTTTACAATGGACAACGACATAAATGTAGTTGGAGAAAGTGGTGCTAAAGCGGCTGGTGGAGTAACTGTTGCTAAAACTTCAATGACACCTATTAAAGTTGAATACAGCGCTCGTTTTTCTACTGAAATGTGGTATGCAAGCGAAGATAACCAAATTGATATTGTAAAAGCTTTTTCAGAAGGGTATGCAAAAAAATTAGCACGAGGCATTGATTTAATGGCATTACATGGCGTTAATCCAAGAAGCAAAACAGAAACCGACATCATTAACACAAACCATTTTGACAGTAAAGTGACACAAACAGTTGATTACGATGCTACTAAAGTTGATGACGTTTTGGAAGATGCTATCTTTACGGTTACTGGTTCTGGCGGAGTAAATAATGGTATTGCTATGTCACCAGTTGCAGGACGTGACCTTTCTAAAGTAGCAGTTAACGGAGTTCGCCAATACCCAGAATTTAGAATGGGAGCTAATCCAGATAATTTAGCTGGGATGAAAACTGATATTAATGAAACTGTATCAACGTTAGGAAATACAGAAATTTATGTCGGGGATTTCGCAAATGCTTTCAAATGGGGATATGCTAAAAACATTGGTCTAGAAATGCATACAGCTGGTGACCCAGATAATACAGGTCGTGACCTTGCTGGGCATAACGAAATTATGTTACGTTCTGAAACATTCTTAGGATGGGGAATCCTAGATGCTGAATCATTTGCACGAGTAATTGTTCCGGCAGGTGCGTAATATGAAATATAAAAATGTTGTAACAGGGGCTGTCTTTGATAGCCCTTTTGTTATTAAAGGTAAAAACTGGGAACCAATCGAAGAAAAGAATTCTGAAAAGAAAGTAACCAAGAAAGAAACTAACAAAACGAAGGAGTGATAATATGGCGAATTTTGCCACCATATCCGACGTCGAAAAACTTTGGAGGGTTCTTACGAATGAAGAATCAGAACGAGCTGAATCGTTATTAGAAGTCATTTCTAACAGTCTTCGTGTTGAAGCTGATAGCGTTGGAAAAGATTTAGACTTAATGGTTGCTGCTTCACCTGTTTATGCAAGTGTTGTTAAGTCTGTTACAGTCGATGTCGTTGCACGAACGTTAATGACATCTACTGACCAAGAACCAATCACACAAGCTTCTGAATCAGCTTTAGGCTACTCATGGAGTGGCAGTTTTTTAGTTCCCGGCGGCGGTTTGTTTATCAAGAAAACGGAACTTGCTAGGCTTGGACTTAGAAGGCAACGATTTGGAGTGATTGATTTTTATGGCTAAAATAAAAGGTATAACAATTACTTTAGTGGATAAAATCAAGTCTGATGAAGATCCATTCGGTAATGCTATCTATACAAATGCTGAAATCGAAGTTAAAAACGTTTTAGTCAGTCCGACATCATCTGATGATATTGTTAATCAGTTGAGCCTAACTGGAAAAAAAGCTGTCTACATGTTAGCCATTCCTAAAGGCGATACACACGATTGGGAAAATAAAGAAGTGAAATTCTTTGGTAAAAATTGGAAAACGTTTGGTATTCCACTACAAGGGATTGAACATTTAATACCACTAGACTGGAACAAAAAAGTGATGGTGGAACGTTATGAGTAAAATGAAATTCAAACTAAATAGTGCTGGTGTTTCGGCAATGCTGAAATCTCCTGAAATGCAAACTGTCCTGACCAAACAAGCAACTGCTATAAAAAACAGATGTGGCGATGGATATGAGCAAGATATTTATGTCGGT